GCTTTGATTCGTATTAGAGACTTGTACTCTTTCAATTTTGGTGAAAAGATTCCCCACACACCGTTGAAAAAATTGGACATTGGTCTTTCCCAGTCATAAAAGACATGAGTACCATACCAGTTCCAAATTTTATTCGTACTGTCATTATCAGAAGCGACTGTAGGATTAAGGAAGAATGGTGTGTCTGGATTAAAAATCAGAAGATTTTGAACATATTTCAGTTCATCTTCTGATAGAAAATTATCAATTACTTTGTAGTCCATTCAAGAGCTTCTGCAACGGTGGGGAACTGTTCGACAAATACTTTCTTACAAGCTTCTGCAACTACCATGTGTTCTTTCTGGGTTCCATTTGCAGAACGAAGATTAATGTAATGGATCCAAGAACGGCAAGAGCCACTCATGTAAATACGGGTAGGAGTACACAGAGGCAACACATTACGAGCACACTCTTTTGCAACTCCACGATCCAACATCTGTTGATACAGAGCCATCGATGAAGAGAAGAGAGTATCCATCTGTCGGGTCAGAAGGTCAATCGTTTCTTGATCCAAGTCATCAATAGAGTTTTGACGATTCTTCGTGTCCTGACGACGGAGTTCTGGAAGAGGGATCGCCTTCGAGAGTAGGGAAGAATCAGCATACCGTTGGGAAAACTCTTGAAATGTGAACGAACGGTGACGGAGTATTTGGGCCGCGATTGCACGGGTGGTCTCAATCTCCAGAGTCATGAACGATTGTTCAAACACACTCCAGTGATCATGTTTGATACAGTAACGCAGAAGACCTGCATAGTTATCATTGTCCTGATTGGCAGGGTTACTCACCCGTGCCACATAGGCCATAGTTTGTTCAGCATCAGGAGTGACACTTACAAGTTTGACAGTCATTAACAATCCTCACAGTTGGTTTCTTTGTGTTGTTTGCGAACTCTCTTTAACTCCTTGAGTTCTTTCTTGATCATTTGGTAGGCAGTCTCAGAGTCTATCTTATCACCCATCTCTAAGGCAATAAAGATATCTACCCTAGTTCCAAAGTGTGCTAAGGCTTTTTCGAAACAATCTAGATCTTCATACATTGCGATACCTTCCGTAGTCTGTGTAATAAGCTTTGTAAAATGCAACCACACCAGCACAGATCTCATTCCCTTGAGAGACCCAATCATGGGCACACTCATAAATTGATTGAGATGAATGTTTTGGTGATCCATCTTCATTGAGTTCTTTACCATACTTCTCAAGGAGAATACTTAGAACTTCTTGTCTCAGTTTCATGCGACTGTCACTGTATCTCCAGTCAGTTTCAATTGATTTAACCATCTCTAAAACTCAAAAATTGACTGATACAAATTCTACCTTGTTGTTTAAACATATCACTCTCAGACATCTCAACTTTATCAACAGAGTGATTAATCATTGAGGGAATAATTAGTGTCCTATTGTTTAGGCACTCAATCTTAGTAACGTTATCTTTATAGTGCAGATTTACATCCCCTCCACTGAATTTTTTTGGCTCATTAAACAACCAAGTCAACATTGTAACTATGCAATGATCGTAATGTCGTTCATAGTAGTTACTGTCTTCATAATATGAAATTAGAGTTGTGTCATAGTTACACATGAACTCTTTGAAAAACCAACTGGGATGTTGTTTAAGAAAAAACAACTCATTAGACAATAGTTTTCTATTGATACCAAGAATGTTAGATGTATTTCTATTTGTATAAACATCGTCTAAAAATAGACACATGTTGTTTTTCTTTGGTGTCCCGTCTGACCTCAAGGCAGAATTAGTAGTTCCTGGGTCACTCTCTAATTTGTGTGGATGACATAAAAAATTAAGCTCTTCCCAGATTAAATTTAATTCAAATTCATCATATGTATCATCAATGATGATGTAAGGAAATTCATTCTCTAAGTATTGTATCTTCATACAATCAGTCTGGATAGCCGTCGTCATCGTCCCATACCTCATCGTAATCTGTGAGTTTGTAATCTATCTCTTTGAGATAGGAATCGGTATCTGAATACACTTCAGATTCTAGTTCCTCTACAACCTCCTTTAGAGCGGCTAAGAGAACTTTAAGTTTAGCTTTGTTCATGTCCCTTGAACCCTGGCAGAGTTATTCTATCTAGGTTTCCGCTTCTTGTCAAGTCTTGCCAGTTTCTCCCAGCCCTTGTAATGAGGATCAGTCCTTAAAGTCTCCTGAATCATCTCTCCAAGTTCTTCTGCACACTGACCCCACCGACACCTCATCTCCCTAGCCACAGAGGGTGCCAGAGGGTCCTCAGGGCGGTTGTAACGCCACTCATACCATTCCTTCCAGATCTCAGCGCACTCGTTGGATTTACGCTGCAAATGCGGTTCTCTGTACACTCATACCCATAGGGGTTGTGTGCCCGTGACTACCGTAACTATTTACACAAAAAAAGAGGGTCACTAAGGACCCTCTCAGAGCTTATTCAGGAAGTGTCATGGTATAAGGGTCGCAATGGGCCACCCGAAGAAAAGAGACATCAATGTTCCAACGATTAGAAACGATCCAGTGTAGTTCATCGTTTTTCCTCCATTGTTCATAACTATCTATATTTTACTGTATCACTATGATACACTTCTGTATCCACTGTAACTGAATTTTTTAGATTTTGTTAAGGTTTGAAGACAAAAAAAGGGAGACATTAGTCCCCCTTCAAATCGAAGATTTTGTCAAACCACTCATCCAAACGAATGAGATAACATGACCAGTAGTTACAACCTCTGTACGTTAGTTGATAACAAGCTGGTGGCCTGTTGTCTTTATCCATATCATCATAGTGATATCGATAGTTTTCCATTACCTATTCAGTAATAGAACTTCCGCATAGATCAAAAGAATGAAGGCAGTTGAACCAAAAACGATCCCACTAATTAACGGAATCATTTTTTCACCACCTGGCAGTTACCTGCCATGCAGAGTTCGGCTTTGTGACGGCGATCTTCTTTTTGCTTCTTCTCTTTAATGAGTTGAAGGAAATTGAGTTTCTGCATCACTTACCCTCCTTAACATACTTGATACCACGATAGGTCTCGTTGTACTGTTGAGGTTGTTGTTGGGCCTGTTGTTGCTTACGAACTTCGGTATCGTAAGCTTGACCACGGTAAACGACTTTAGACATGAGATTTCTCCAAAGAAATGAGATTGGTTAGATCCCGTTCCTTCGGGCGGCGTTTGCGTCGGTTTCCCGATGAACGATCCGTTCCGCGTCGTCCTACTTGCGTCCTATTTTTCTTCCTCAAAACATGATGGATCTGTCCATCTAGCATAACTCTGGATAAAATAAATCTTTTCCGAAATAGAAAGAGATTTTGTTTCCAAAGTTCCCTCAACTAACCACTCAAACTGATCACAAGTCATCAGTGATGGCTCTGGTACGGACAATGCCAGTAGTAGAGGTAAGATCATAGGATGAACGTAAGGGCAGTATACCCTTTGAGCTTTATATAGGCAAGAGCTGTAACAAATTACACTAAAATGTTTATCTTGATACAACTTGATGTATCAAAGAATTAAGAAAATCATCATTATCTCCCCAGACACAGATTGAAGCCCCTAACAGTTACACTTCTGGATTCTCATTAAATTCTCTAGTGAGTTTGTCAATGATTGTCTCTTGACCACTGAGTTTTTGAATTTGAAATAAGTTTGACTTTGTATACTTCTTCAGTTTTTTATACTTCTTGACAACCTTTTTCATCTCTTCCATGTTGACGGTGTAGTTGTCAAGATTTTGTCGGGGATCAGATACCTCAACATCATCAACCATATCACGGCCGCCGACGAAACCACTGTTCTCAGCGACCTTGAATTCTGGTTTGTAACCACCACCACCTAGACCAAGTTGTTTGTTTTCTTCAGTCATTTCTTTTTCTTTTCAGGTTCATTTCTAGCAGCCCAAAGTTTTGGGTTACACGTCCCGTCAGTCCATCTCCATTTCTGGATTACATTGTGTCCAAACACTTCATGGTACGCATCAAAGATTGGAACCTGTAGTCCCAACACAACGTCATACCATTGATCATCACCTTCTTTACATGTTACCAAGTAACTTGAACTGGGAAGACTCTTATCGTTAGCTGCAATAGGTTCACAATTCGAATAGATGACGGTGACGCCCATTCTTTTCATTTTTTGAACGTCACCAGTTGTAAGCATCAGGACCTCCAGCCCCAGGCAATATCAGGGAAGGCTTCAGCAACAACTTCCCTTGTCAGTTTATATTTTTGAGTGAGGTTTTTATCTTTGGTAAGACAGATAACCTCAGCTTCCTCAGCATGAAGACGTTCCAGGAGTTGAATGAACATACTCTCACGACGCAGAGGTGCAAGAGTATCATTACCACCTTTGACAAAGTGATAGAGATTCTTGTACTCAGAGGTCAATCGATTGTGATCAGTTCCCTTTGGAGCCTCGTTGGGATTGTAAGGAACATCACCTTCAGGGAGCATACTTCTTGCACTCTCGTCAAAGTTCCAGATTAGAACAGCGCGGAGTGCAGGAGAATCAAACTCCTGAAGGATCTCAACTTTTTTAGCCTTAGATCGTTGTTTAGTTACTGCTTCAAGGATTTCACTTACCAAAGCATCCTTTGGTAATTTCGTTTTTGTAGCGGGCATGATTACTCTTCGTCGTCGTAATAAGTGTCTTCGTCGATTACAAATCGAAGTGCGGTTAGTTCGGTATTAAGTAAGTTTCCATCTGTGTCATACATTTCTGGATGAGTTGTGACTTGTGCGGTCTTTAGCTCCATGTACTCGTTGTACTTTTCACCAGCAAACCATCCAACAACAAACCCAACCAAGATGCCACCAATGCAGAAGAGGGTGGCGAAAACCAGGGTTACTCCTATTAACATTTTCCTTTCCTAGAGAGACTACAAAAAAACTTACTTACACCCTCCAACTCTCTGGTTTATTTAGATACCTTCTTGCGTCTTCCAGGTCGTTTGTCATGACTGTATTGCCAGGCATCTTGAAGTATACCATAGAGATAGTCCTTGATTTTTCTAGCCTGTGGCTTTGGGATGTGTCCATAGGCCTCACGGAGGAGTTTGTGGTTGTAGTCCTGACCACCCTCTAAGTATTCTTCCAGTTCGTTTACAAGATCACTCAGTTCTGTTGCAGTGGAACTGGTAATGAACTCCTCTACTTCAGCTCGTTTTGCACCACGAACTTTTAGATAATCATAAAACTTGAGAACGAACTGACCTTCAAATGCATAGTCAATTGCTCTGTCAACATCGTAGTAGAGTTCATTGTTCATCACACAATCCCTTGTTCTCGTAGATACTTTACAGTGTCTGTACATCCACCAAGTTTCTCACCGTTCATAATGACCTGTGGAAACGTAGAACCTTGACCAAACTCTTGATAGAATTGTTCCTTATCAAAGTCTTCTCCAAGTTTGTATTCTGCAAAGGTAAGATCCTTTCCGACCAAAACTTGTTTGACCATCTCACAGTATGGACAGCCGTCTTTAGAGTAAACAGTGAATGACATTGCTTTTATGTATCAGTTTGATCTTTTTTATTGAACCCAAAAGGTTGTTTCTCCATCTCTTTTTGAGTACGGAGTTTCTGTGCAAGGTTACAAACAGTTTCCATTACTTTGAGTGTGTCTTCAATGGTTGCCTCTACCGGCATTTGGTTGCGGACAATATCAAACAACGGAAAGAATTGTTCTGCAGCTTCTTCTACTTCTTCAGTCGTTAGTGGTTTGTTGTTCATTAACTTTCTTCACAGTTTCATGGAGTTTTTTCAGGGCTTCAATAGTCTCAGGAGTTTCTTCCCAAGTCCATACATCACCAGTCTTGCCAGTAAAAGTTCGTTGTGTCATTTTTATTCGTCAGTAAGGTGGTCAACACAGGCCAATTCAGTTGGTTCATTACCACTATTCCAGAACTTTTGGTTTGCTTCGAGGAGTGCTTCGGTTACATCCTGTTTGAATGTACGACGAGGAATGAATACATCATCCTCACGTTTGTAGTCAGGATGTGATTGTTCAAAATCATATTCTACATCATACAGCAGAGATTGTACAATGTCATTGATAGTTTCAACAGAGTGTGGTGGAAGAGATGACCATTCTGGTGATGGAAATCCCTGTCTACCATACATATCATCCTTGACACGATCTAGCAATGCTTTCTTACAATGCCAACGTGCATCAAAGAGAGATGTAAATGCTTCCCAATCTTCTTGGGATTTGAAATTAGGGATTGTCATTGTTCTTTTAATTGATCAAAGTAATCTTTGGATACTACTACACCTTTGTATCCAGGAAAGTATTCTTCTACCTTCTTGGGTACAATCATAACAGATGGCCAACCACTGACAACATAGACAGAAACAATTTTTGTTTCTTCATCAATATGATATGGCCATGGAAACTTAGTCTTTTTCATCTGCCAACTCCTTCATACCATTATCATTCACTTGGTAGAGTTTGTCAAGTGCTTTGAGTGCTTTATTTTGACTGTAACCAGCACAGTAGGCAGCATGAATCCATTTGTAGAGTAAATCCTTACGGGTCTTTACATCTTCTACTTCACAGTCACCAAAGAACCACTCACAACGGTGAGAATATACACCATAGATGTCATTAAACCAAGCATTGAAACCAAGTTCAGCATCAGTCATGAATCCATCATAGGTAGTGTCCAACCATGGAGCATCATCTTTGTCTGGGAGGTTGTAGTCAGTCATACTTCATCTTCCATTCCAAATACATCTTCGTAGGTCAAACTTTCAATGCGTTTTACTTGTTCAGAGTATGGTTTAGGGTTCTTTTCTGGATCAAGAAAGTACCGATAGAAAGCACTGCCTCGTGGTGGTAAATCAGCAATCATTCTCTGCTTCACTTGCATCAATGCTTGTGCTTTTCTAACTCTTTCTTTTGCCTTTTCAAAGTCAGTCATTGTTTAATCTCACTGATAGCTTTGACAAGATCAATGATTGTAGGGTTCTTATCCATATATTCACCATCACGATCTACTGGTGGTGGATTGACAACAAATACTTCATCCCACCAATCAGCAATCACATCATAGAGTTGTTGTTCGTAGTCAGTCATTAAAACTCTCCTGAAATTTCTTCCAGCGTTTGTCTAATTGACTATCCATCCAGCCCCAGACACCATGTTCCATACCATCAACTCCAGCAACTTCAATCTCATCTTGAATGAGACGGCGGAGCATTTCAATTTGTTCGTCAGTCATACTTCATCTCCTTGACAAGTGCAGTAAAGAATTCTACACGATCTTTATCGTATTCCACATCAACACCATAATCATCACAAAATGTGCCAAGTTGCTTTTCAAGATGAGTGGGATAAAGATTATCGAACCTAGAATAGATGATGTGATTGATGAACTCTTCCTTCATCAGTTCAAACAGACGAACTTTATCGTCATGTGTGAATTCTACCTCACGGTCAGTGATTTGATGCGATTTGAATTTGATTTTCATTGTAGTTCTCCTTGGTAGATTTAAGCATCTCGTCAGCAGCACGACGAGCACGATAGTTCATGATGATGTCCATCACACAGTATCCAAAGGCAAATCCTGCCATAATTGTAGTAATCATTCTTTCAACCTCATGTAATCTTGTGCTTGATAAAACAATTCATCACGCCAATTACGACCAGCAATGTCAAAAGTAAATCCCAGCTTGCCGAGAGAGAATAGGAATGAGAACAATCTACCATATCCCATTGTAATTTGCAGATATGGAAACTCAATCCAATTACCATACTCACCGATGTCAAATGCCACCTGAAGTAGGGAATAACTTTTAGTTGTAAGTACAGTCATGTAGTATTCTGTGCCGTAATCTTCACGAGCACCAAACTGAATGAGTTTCATTCTTCTACTGTACCCATAGGACCTTTCTCCAATCGTGCCCATTCTTCATCTGCTTTCTTGAAGTCCTCATACTTCTTACGGAGGTCTTCATCCATAGTCAGCTCATACTCAGCACAGATCTTACGTTGTTCTTCCTCAAGCACCATATCATTGAAGACCAATGACATAGCACCACTACGAATATTTTGAGGGCTCATACCAACACACAGCATAAACTTCTCAAACAGTTTGAAGTATTGGCGGCAGTTAAGATCTGCTGCTGGTGCAGTGATCACATAATGCTCTTCAGGGAGCATATCATCATCAACAGTAGATCCAAACCCACTCTTATATGTGGGAGTGTAGGTAGCATTAAACTTAAATTCAACAGTTGCGTCGTAAGTCATTTGAAAACAGGTCTAACAGGAGGATTAAATTCTTCACGATGAGCTTTCATGACATGTTTTGGAACTCCATAGTAACCCATGTGCATCCATACACAGTCAATATAACGAAGATCTTCACGATCTGCATCATATGTAGTCATGTCACAATAGTACAGAATATCTTGCGGAACCTCAACCTTTTTCCAAGTGATAGGTTCTTCAATAAAAAATGGTACGGTCATTTAAATGCATTGTGTAATACTTTAGGCAGATCCATGTGACCATGAGAGTAACCAGCCACGATGGTGGCGATCACGCACAATCCTAACACACCTAGAGTGATTGTCAAGGGAACTCTGGTGTCTTTCATTGTGGTTTACGGAACTGTTTACCCGTCTTCTCTCTATGACAATCATAGCATAGTAGTTGACATTTATCTATCTCATTCCATATACGTTGGGAGATAGTTTTACTACCAAGACTCTTAGCAGGATCACATTCTTTAGTAGAGGGATCTATATGATCTATCTCTAATTGAATAGTAGTACCACAACCAATACAACCTATGTGATCATGTTTATGTTGTAAGTATTCTACTACTTGTTGTTTATGTTGTTGATAACGTTCTTCTATCAGTTGTTTATTACGTAGGTAATATTCTCTCTTAAGTTGTTTTACTTCAGGGAGTTTATTACGGGCAGACTTCTTTGCTTTTTGTTCTGGTGATAAACGTTGATACTCAGCTTTGTGATCTCTCATCGTAGTTGTAGATTAACTGGACTGTTAGGATTACATACGATTAGATTGTATGATGATTGTTGACAGAAGTATTGTGGTGGTGGCTCTGGTATCTTGGATAGTGTTACCAGAGCAATAATCACCTGAAAGAACGGAAGAATGAAAATAATTTTGTCTCGCATTAGTTCATCACTTCGATGTGAGAAAGAAATGTTTTCATGTTCCACCACAACACTGCGGTGTCTTGCCAGTTGTCTAGTACAACTGAATCACCGTTGACATCAACCACTTTGTAGTGATGTCGAAGGTATGGATCTTCTGAAGACACCTCAAAGTATCGTGAATCAGATTTTTTAATCAATTTAGTCATGGTCGATTTGCACAATCCCGATAGAAAGTTCCGTTGACGTAACAGGATTTACCAGGCTCATAATACTTGACAACTGGTGTGGGTTCACGAAGAACACACATATCACCTTGTCCAGTAGTCAAACCCTCTGCACAAGATAATGCAATAAATGGAACAAGAAATTTCAGTGTGTACATTACAGTTTATCAGGGCACTTTGTCACAACGAAACCAATAGCCTGGGCTTCAAGACCAAAGGATCCACTGATCACATTTCGTACATTCTCACCACCATACTGATCATTGGCTTTGGAGTATGCAAGAAGAACGGATTCCAGAACTGGTCTACCCTCGTTCCGCAGTTCGCAGAAGTCTCCTGCGACTGTTCCTAGGAGGGTTGCAAGTGTGAGCTCTACCATGTTACATCGTGCAGGTTTGCGTGTCTAACTTCCTTGATCATACCATCCCTGAAGTAGACATGACAAGAGGGCCACTTTGCATAGTGGGCGTCCCAGTTGGCAGGATACAACTCTACTACTTTGAAGATATAAACAGGACGCACCTTTCCATGATTACCGTTTGGAACAGTTTTAAAAACATTCCAAGGACGTACTCTTTCCTCCTCAGGTATATCAACAAAATCATGAGTTCCAGAATAATCAAGTTCAAATAACTGACCAGTTGGAGAGATCCAATACTCATTCATGCAACAGTCCAGGTCTTTTGTCTGGAGTTCTTTGTTTAACCAACCAGGTCCAAGATCATATGAAGATCTTACAGTATCAAACATTCCCATGACTTACTCCTTGATATAACCTTCTTCTCTCAACCACTTCTCAGTGAGTGGAGTGGGTTTGTAATCTGTCCACATCGTACCAGCAGCACATGACTTGAGTGCCTTCATGGTCATTCCTTCAGTCATACCAGCCCACTTCGCCTCTGCTTCCCAAGGAACTGCACTTGCAGGATACGTCTTCTCTACGATGTCTCTCCAGACCTGTGGCACGTCTTCCTCAGGGAGAATGATTGCAATCATGGTGTTGTTGATAGAACCCGCCATACAGTCTTGTGCGGCGTGCCAGCCCTCATGACGCATCACAATCATCAAGACATTATACCTATGCACAAATCTCTCATTGAGATAGAAGTTATTACTGACGGTGTGATAGACACCGCGATGACCAGGAGGAAAATATTTTTCTGGTGCAAGAAAAACTTTAGAACCTACTGCATTGGAAGCCTTGACCAGTTCATCAAACTCCACCGACATTGGTGGTGTCATTGAGAACTTATTAAAATGTTTTGCAATGTCCTTGTGGTTCTTAACTTCAACCACACCATCAGTACACTCTTGTACAAGCATACATCCCATGGCATCCATGGTGTACCAACCTTTAGTTGGATGTGCAAACGCAGGAGTTGCAAGTGCGGTTGCAGCTACCAAACCAGTAATAAACTTCTTCATTGTGTGAGCTCACCTGATCTAATTATACACAAAAAAAGAGGGGTGTCAACTGGATTTGGCCAGTTACCCCTCTGTCATGCGCCGACGATATTCAGTTTTATTTAGATGGTTGTGAAGGAACAAAAGGATCGCGGGTACGGTTCTTAATAACAATGAAGGCATCTTTGTTGTACTTGCGAACACCATAAGGAGTTGACCACTTCTCATTGTAGTTTTCACCTTGATGGATACCAGAGACGGCAGTTCCACCAATCTCTACCACAATGTCATCTCCTTCATTCCAATCTAGGGTTTCAATAAAGTCTTGGACGCGATCCATAATCCCATTGTCTTCCCAGGCAAAGAACTTATCTTTATTCTTTGTCCAGTCGCTCTTGGGAATGTCGTTCATCACGTTCTCTTCGGGTTCCAGGTTTCCGTTCATTTTTCAAATAGTAAAGATTGGGCCAGGTGTCTTGAATTATATCACGAAGTTTATCAGGAGTGTGGGAACTAATCATGTGATTTTTTAATTGGCCAAGTTAGTTCCAATGTTGTGGTCAACAAAAGAACAAATCCAAAAATGAATATGTGTTCCATTAATTTGGAAAGTAAATTATAGAGAGTGTAAACACCACAAAAATAATGACCGTAAAGATCATCAACCCCACACCAGCCCAGGGAACCCAGGCTGGCATTGGTTCATAGTTGTGATTATGAGACATGAACGATACCAATCATACCAGCACCCTTGTGAGGGTCACACCAAAAAGTATAGTCCCCTTCATCTGGGAAGGCAATATCGAATTCCTCACCAGGAGCGAAAGCAAGATCTGTGTGTGAGAGTTCTGGATGATCCTCTACAACGACGTTGTGAGGTGGAAGCATGTTGTTGACGAAGTGAATTGATTCGCCTGGAGCGATGTTAATTTCTGATGGTTCGAAGACAAGATTACCGTTAGCGCCCATTTGAACATCTACAGCCCATGCTGGTAGTGCAAAGAACAGTGAAGCTATAATCGTGAACAGAAACTTCATTAGGTATTTGCAACTACCCTATCTATAAAAAAAGACCCCCCAAAGGGAGTCTTTGTTAGGATATTCGGTTTTTAGATATATCAACCAATCGCAGGAGCCTTAAGGGCAACAGGAGTTGCTTCGACACTTGCAAGATCCAGAGGGAAGTTGTGAGCATTGCGCTCATGCATCACTTCAAAGCCAAGGTTGGCACGGTTCAGGATATCAGCCCAAGTGTTGACGACACGACCCTCGTTATCGAGGAGGGACTGATTGAAATTGAAACCGTTGAGGTTGAAGGCCATCGTGGAAACACCCAGAGCGGCGAACCAGATACCAACAACGGGCCAAGCAGCAAGGAAGAAGTGCAGCGAACGGGAGTTGTTAAACGATGCGTACTGGAAAATTAGACGACCGAAGTATCCGTGTGCGGCAACGATATTGTAGGTCTCCTCTTCCTGACCGAATTTATAACCATAGTTTTGGGATTCGTTTTCCGTGGTCTCCCTGACAAGTGAGGAGGTGACGAGAGATCCATGCATAGCACTGAACAAAGAGCCACCAAATACACCAGCAACACCAAGCATATGGAAGGGGTGCATGAGGATGTTGTGTTCAGCCTGGAAGACCAACATGTAGTTGAACGTACCAGAGATGCCCAGAGGCATTGCGTCACTGAAAGAACCTTGACCGAAAGGATAGACAAGGAAGACGGCAGATGCGGCAGCGACGGGAGCGGAGTAAGCAACACAGATCCAAGGGCGCATACCCAGACGATAGGACAATTCCCACTCACGACCCATGTAGGCGTAGATGCCGATGAGGAAGTGGAAAACAACCAGCTGGAAAGGACCACCGTTGTAAAGCCACTCATCTAGGGAAGCAGCTTCCCAGATGGGATAAAAGTGAAGTCCAATCGCGTTGGACGAAGGAACAACAGCACCAGAGATGATGTTGTTTCCATACATGAGTGAACCAGCAACGGGCTCACGGATGCCGTCGATGTCCACAGGGGGAGCAGCAACGAAGGCAACGATGAAACAGATGGTAGCGGCGAGCAGGCAAGGAATCATCAGGACTCCAAACCAACCAACATACAGACGATTGTCAGTAGAGGTTACCCAATCGCAGAACTGTTCCCAAGTATTCGGTTGTGATTGACGTGAAAGTGTAGCAGTCATTTTTTTGAAAAAATAAGTAGAACCATCAGGGAAATGGTGGAGGTACTTATTTCCTGTCACCCTAAGACAGGATATGAGAGACGGTTTTGTAACCCAGCCTAGTCTCGGTCAAACGGCAGGGATGTGACAATGTTAAGGAAACCTTGATTTCCGTAACATTTGTTTACCTATTTATAATAACCCAGTTCCGCGTCCCAGTCAAGAGCCCAGTTGATTATCTGGCATACTCGTCGATCTTGTCCAGGACGGCGTTCAGGTATTTGTCTGCAAGGAACCTGATTCCTTCAGAGTAAGGTTCGTGTTGAAGTTTCTTTTTTAACTTCAAAACCTCACACTTGATTTCTTCTTTTGTGAGTTCGTTTCTAGGCATAAAAAAAGACCCTCTAAGTTATGTAGGGGTCTTTGAAGTTATATTAAGTTTTACCATACTCCAGGTAGAATTTGACCTGTGGTGAGATATGAACCAACGGCGGCAACGAAACCCATCATTGCAAGACGACCGTTAAGAACTTCAGCTTTGTCGTTAAATCCCATTTCAGTTTTTTCCTTTACTAGGGGTTAAGAATGAGGCTCCAATGAAAGTAAGAACCATAATACCAGCGACAGCCAACATCAGAAGATCCCGAAGAAGAACTTGTCGGTAAGTGCGTAAGAAATAAAGCCAGAGATGATACCCATCATGGCCCAACGACCGTTAGTACGTTCTTTCACCTGATTAGGTGACTTCATACCGTAATTTTCATAGTACATTACGGGTTCCTTGGCAAACATGTTCTGTTGTCCAAGTTCATTTGTCGTTACGGTCATTGGTTTGTTACGAACTGTTACAAAGTATATAGTAAAAAGAAAGAGGGGTCAAGCCCCTCCGTGTCATGATTTCCCGACTTACTTCAGAGTTTCAACTGCCGCAAGAGCCTTCTGTCGAAGGTTCTCGGGAAGAGGAACGTAACCCAGACTATCAGCCTTCGCCTGTTGGGTGGGGGTCAATGCATAACGAAGCATTTCTTTGACATTATCATTCTTTTCATACTCGGGGTATGCAAGAATCCAAGTCAGGGAGACGATAGGATAAGCATTTTCACCTGCGGGGTTAGCGTCAGCACCACGAAGTTGATCGTCAAGAACAATCTTCCCAAGTCCTTCAGAAGCAGTTTCAGCAGATGCCGTGACATAGTTACCAGCCTTGTTTTGAATAGCAACTTGTTGTAGACCCTGTTTTACATATCCATAGTTCACATAACCAATAGCACCAGGAGTGTTTTTGATTTGTGCGGCAACACCAGAGTTACCTTTGGCACCGATACCAACGGGCCATTTCACTGCCTTACCAGTACCAACTTTCTCTTTCCACTCAGGAGAGAAGGCAGAGAGGGAGTTAGTGAAACCCTTGGTAGTACCAGAACCATCAGAACGATGAACTGTCTTGATCACACCATCAGCACAACCAAAGGTAGACCAGTTAGTGATCTTACCAAGGAAGACATCAGCCAGTTGAGTTTGTGTCATCTTGACATCACAATCAGGCACATTATATGCAGGAACGATTGCACCACCAGTCATGGGGATGTGAACCATACCTCCAGCAGGTTGCTTACTGTCCTTGACGGCACCATCAGAGGCACCGAAGTCAACAGTCTTGGCAGTGAACTGACGGACACCAGCACCACTACCAACTGCCTGGTAGTTCACTTGGTTGCCAGTGTCCTTTGCAAAGGACTGGAACCAGTTCTGGTACAGCATCGCGGGGAACGTAGCCCCTGCACCATTGATAGTAAAAGTAGATGCAGTTTCAGGTGCAGAACCACAGGCAATAAGAGTAGTACCAGCGGTCAGTGCAGCGAGAGTAGCAAGAACTTTTTTCATGGATATCTCCTTTCTTCTTTATCAGAAACGGTACTTGGTGCTGAGTTCAGCTTTCCAGCTGGTCTTACTCTTGGCTTGAGTAGCTTCTGCCTTCAGTTTAGCAGAAAGTTTGTCAGTGATCTTCATACCCGTACCAATTTCAGCGGCGGTGAAACCAGTAGAAGAACCACCGTCGGGAGTCTTAGCACCACCACCCAGTTCAACGTAGGGTTTCAGAGCACCGACTTTCCAATCATAACCAAGACGGGCTTGGTTGACTGCCTCTTTATAGTTCGCATCAGAGAACTTAAGTTCTGATTTGGTCATGACGTATGGACCAGCAAGGGCAGGTGCCGTCACCATGGGGATTGCCAGTGCGGCAAGAGCGATTGCTTTCATTTGAATTTCCTTTGAGTAAACAACGTGTCTGTTGAAGACCTGAATATCTTACCAGGGTCTTCATGGTTTGTCGTTAAGGGTTGGTTAATATTCGAAATTGACAAACCTTGGTATATAGAGCACCTTAAAGGAATTTTAACCATAAAAAAAGACCCCCGAAGGGGTCTTGATTAGTATATCCTAACTTATCAGAAGGAGTACTTCAGACCAGCCTTAGTACCGTAGGAGTTGGTAGTACCGTTGACGAAGCTGATTTCGCCATAGACACCCAGGCTCTCAGTAGCGGCGATAGAACCACCAGTCTTAGCAGAGAACTTGGTTTCGGCAGCACCACCATCGGGGCTGATGACCGAAGGGCCACCTTGGATGTACCAGGCAGCAGCACCAGAAGTGCCTTCATAACCTACGTGGAAGTCAGTCGTGGTGCCAGTGTAGTCACTACCAGCGAAACCAGAGTTGGCTTCGACGTTAACGTAGGGTCCTGCAAACGCAGCACCAGCGAAAAGGGGAGCAGCAGCGGCAGCTGCGAATACGGATTTGATCATTTTAGATACCTCGTTATTTTCTCGCAGAGTAAAACCTGCGGATGTAAAGAGACTCGACATGTCTCTGTTTGGTTCTCGTGAACTCGGCGAGTAGTTGAGGCTTCGTCACGATTACCTATTTATAGTAACTTAAGAATTGGTTAATGTCAAGGGCTGACGGATAACCGTATCAGTTCAGTTCGTGTGTATCGTATTCGAAGAACTTATCGATAGGCATTTCTGATGCACTGTTATGCCACCAGTGGTCTAGTCCCTCACGGCTAGACTTATGGAAAACGTCAATATGTTCTGGATGGATAGTTGAACCAAGCTCCAGTTTATAAAGGAATAAGGGTATGGCGTATGTTTTTCCTGCATTGTAAATCAAATCGTCTGCAACGGCACGGGGACGCACACCATTATCCAACTTGAACTTGTCTCCACGACAATGGAAGTGCATGAGTTTCTCTGCATACCTGCGGTTAATCACAAAGCAGGCAGTAGAGTAGTCATCGACATATCTAGGATGGATATTTGCAACTAACTTGCGGGGATTGATTACCGCAATCTGCAAACAGTCCCAATCATATGGAACCCTAGCCATGAACTCCCTCCATGAGAAGGGCCAACAACTAACAGATACAAAGTCGCAGTCATCTTCCATGAAGATACCATACTCTGCATCTGTGGTGTCATACCAATGTTTGATGGCTTTGAGGTGAGAGGTTACACATCCAATTTCTCCAGGAGAAACTGCATTTGGATATCCATCAACAAGGATATCGGACAAGTCACTATTTCTACCATCGAAGGCAGAAATACGTTCATAGTTTTCAACCTTCCAATACTTAAGTTGATCCTCCATAAACTTCCATCGTTCTGGTTGTCCATCCAGATTGATAATGTAGAGAGGACCAAAGTCTTTAAGTTTGTATGCAGCTTTATTACGATCCATGGTTTGCGATTACCTCTTCAACGGCAGGGATGTAGTGTGTCTTGAGTACGTTTACCCAATCAAACTGTTTTCCATATTCACGAATCTCATCTCTATGTTGAACAGAGTATTCACGATTCTTGATGATTTCTTTTTCTACATACTCAATGTCTTCGATCTTGTCTTCTGGGATAACGGTAATGAATTCTTTATCAATGTCCAGATTAGCCTTACCCCATTCACATACTACCACACCAAGTCCTGCGTTCAGAGCTTCCATACAGACAAGAGGATGAGCCTCACCATCAGACAGAAGAACCAAATTACCATACTCGGTCAGTTCATTGTACAGGGTATCTTTAGACCACTCACCAAGATAGTTCTTTGACTTATTGAACCTATCATCAACAACATTACCTGCATACCAGAGACTCTCAATCGACTGGAATAGATGTTGTCTCTTACGGTAGTCTACTTTTGCAAGATACAAACTACGATCAGTATGTTGCGGATCATCAACATATTCAAAGGCATCAGAGTTAACTCCGTTTGGTGTCACCCATGTTCGTTCTTTAGGAATATCAAACATCACGTTATAAACCTTCTGGATCCCTTCAGAGAGACAGAAGATGTTAGGTTTGATGCGCATGAACTCATTGGCTACATTGATGTAACCATTGAACATGTTTGGTCTTTCCAGATATCCAAAGTGACTGGTGATTGCATTTGGATATTGAATGAACGGAACGAGAGGAATAAACTCATCGTAGTGAACATGCACGAAGTCAGGACGAAAGTCATTGATCTCTGTGAGAATCTGTCTAGAGTCCTTTGTGTTTACGATGTGGACCTTATGGCCCAACTTCTCTAATGCAAGTTTTGTATCCCAGATTAGGATCTCACATGCACCCCATCCCACTGGAGGGATGGGCATAATTCCTGGTCCAATAAGTACGATTCTCATAATTACCACGTAGGTCCTTGACAGTCAACACCACGAACTAGCCGTAGAGGGAGAGGACCACGAAGTAGATCACTCTCACTATAGTTGCGTTTGAAACATGAATATTTGAACGCTTCTGCAACTGGAGCCCAACACAGATCCCAGTTTACCAAATTTTTCTCACAGTGTTCATAAGTTCTAAGAAATCTCTTGAACCTTGGAGGGAAGATAAATCCCAAGTCAGGAAAAGGCATCGCGTGACTTGAAAGATAAAGCTTATTCTTCGGTAGTTGGTTCAGATCTGGATAGTCCCAGATATTTATGTCGCTGCGGATAGTGATGATGAAATCGTATTGATTATAATCTTCAACAAGTTCACTAACCTGTTGAATTGAATACAGTTGAGAAAGTTGATTATGAAAGTTCTTCTTGTGAAACCTTTCAGTATCAAATCTTTTCTCAACCTCACCCCACATTTTCTCATTCCAAAACTCTTTTGGTTTGGAAGTCTTCATCTTAAGTGGTTGCCACTTATCAACGAAATGAGCTAGATCTTCTTTATCCTTGGGACACTTCTCCATCTGCAACCAAGAAGAGAACTCCCAGTCAGTTACATGAGAACGATCATAGTCTTCATCCTCATCCCACCATAGATGTGCATAAACATCCGTATCATAACGGTCAAAGATAAACTTCTTATGACTCTCAAAACAATATGGATTGTTTGTGAATCGTGGTTGACCGTAGTAAAGACAGGCTACTTTCATACTTTTCTAATGGTTAGTGTGCCATCTTCATTGTTAATCCACTCAACTTGATCACCTTCCTTCCAAGAGAGTTTATCAAATATTTCATCGGGGATTGGAAAAATCAAACCGTCTTCGTTTTCTTCTAGAGTAATAATCATTTTAGTTTCTCAACGTAATCGGAACAAACACCATAACAATTAGTCACTTTCAACATATCCCAACTCATCTTACTCCACTCTGGCATAACAATGACAGTATTCTCTGTGTATGTTTTACCAGGATAGGCCCAGATACGTTGTTTACTGGTCAAAGTGTAATCATCTTCTTGATGCCAGAAGTAATTATATCCACTGGTCTTAGTAGAAAACTCATGAAAAGTTGTGATGTCTTTACAATGAACCCAGAGATGATCAGCTTTACCAGCCAACCAATACCATGTCACCATATACTGAGGTTCGTCATGACCCAACCAGAGAGTATCTGACTTTGGATCATAACGAACATCAACTTCTACATCATATCCCTGTTCAATGCAGGAGATAATTTGTTCTGGGGAATTTTCTGTGGAGGGAGACGGACCATTTAAATTGGCACGGTGGGCAATTAATTTCATTTAAAATCTTGATTGAAAGTTCATCATAAGATTCAACTTCATAGACAAAAGCTCCACTATCGTATGCAGCCTTTCTCCCTACTTCACTGTCTTCAAAGATGACTGTGTTCTCAGGCAGAACTTCAAACTTCTCCATGGCAGAAGTATACATGTAAGGATCTGGTTTGGGTAACATGCCCTGAGCACTTGCAATGTGATCAACCAGACCGTCTACATCAAGAGCGTCTATGACTTTCTCTAAGAAACTATACCGTGCATTGGATCCTAAGGCAATCCAAATGTCACGGTTTTTTAGTTCTTCAAATAACTCTTTGATATTATGATTGATTAGAATCTTGTCATCAAAGTATTCACATGCATAATCATCTTTGAGTTGCCAGATATCTTCGACATCATCAAATTTGATTCGATCATACTCTGCAAGAAGATGAAGTTTCTCTCTGGTAGGAATAGTTCCAAAGGCCTCATCCTCCTCACGAAAATACTTACAACCATAATCAGCTAGTGCAGATGCAGTTGCAGGATAATGAAGTTCTCGGCTGTTTACGAGAACCCCATCAACATCAAATATGCAGAGTTTGGTATCGGTCATTTACGAACAGTATGTGCGTTCATTGGATCGGGAGAAAGATCTGATGGTGCATACCTCAGAAGGAATGCATTACCTTTGAAAGCCTCTGGAGATGGTTCCCAAATGTGTTGATAAACATTGGGATGGTTTACATCATTAAATGCGTTCTTCATCCACCCAAGGTATTTACGTCCGCACACATGAATCACATCTGGGAAACGAGGATGATGGCCAGGAAGATAGAACTTAGACTTATCAAGACGAGATAGATCTTCAGGGAAGTTCTCAAGCCAGGTATCAAGTCTAGCGAGAACAATGATGTCATGTTGATCTCCAGTTTCTTCATAGAGTTCTGCAACACGTTGAATGGTTTTCAGTTGAGACATGATATTACTGTAGTTCCCATGGTTCCAATGACCCTCAGGATGTTTACCAGTAAATCTCTCATCACACCATTTTAACGCATCGGGAGGGAGAGTGAACTTCCTTGGTTTTTCATGTACCAAAACTTTAGGATTGTACATCCTCTGAAGTCTTTCAATCGAATCGGGCAAGATGACACAGTTTTTTGCACCGTGCATCTCAGCCCAAGTTGATACGTCATACTTCCCACCTTGTTCATCAAACCAAGTGTGGATGTAGACATCAGTGTCATAACGATCAAGAATCAATCTTTTGTAATCGTTATATGGACGTTCATCATCCAGGTAACGTGGTTGACCAAAGAATAGAAGTGCAACTTTCATCAGACTTCTCCTTTGTAGTTCTCCAGGAAGTAATCCAGATCTTCAGGAGTTCCAAGACCCCACATATCTTCAGTACCAATTTCCTTGATACGGATTTTCTTACCATCACCAATGGCTTCGTTGTATACAGGGCAGACGTAGAACTCGTTGTTCACACGAATGTTCTTCTCAATCATTTGTTCTGCGTACTTAACATAGTCGGAGCCATGTTTCCAGTAGTAGATACCAGCAGTAGCATGATTACTGATGGGCTTCTTCTCTGCGACCTCACAGACATACCCATCATCACCAAGTTTGGCGAAGGACCACTTTGGATGGGTGGCAGGGAAAGTGACGATACCGCCGTCCACGTTGTCATTGTTAAACGCATAGAGGGTTTCATTAGAATCCCACAGAATCAACTGGTCAGAGTTGGTCATGATCAGAGGCTCATCATTGTTGATGAACTCTTTTGCAAGCAGAGTAGTACAAGCAGCACCTTCAGTCAGACCATCAACCTGAACAATATTACATCCAGGTGTCAGAAGATTCAGAAGATACTGAAGATTGTACTTCTCATAGTGTTCTTTCTGAACAACGTAAGTATATTTGGCTTCAACATTCAGAGCTTCCACAACCACTTGGATCATGGGTTTACCCTTTACTTCAATCAGAGGCTTAGGGAACGTATAACCGACCTTGGCAAATCGACTACCCGCACCAGCCATAGGAACCAGAACGTTCATTTTCTCAGACCTCCAGGCAATTTTTTTCTTACTAGTATCGTTTAAGATAGATTTGATCTTGTCAACTTTTTGTTGACTGAAATCTTTGCGGTCATCAACAGGAACCAAATGACACTTACTGTCAATAGCTCCTTGACGACCAATATGACTGTCTTCCACAATCACAGTGTCCTTAGGAAGGGCACCCAACCTAATCATACACTTCCAGTACATTTCTGGGTAGGGCTTGTTACGATATACATCTTCATTACTAATGTATAGATCGATAAACTCAAGCAGACCCAGACGCAAAAGAATAATTTTTACAGTATTACGAATTGAATTTGATGCAACGGCAATACTGTAACCCTCATCCTTCAGTTGTTGGAAGTAACCCATCAACTCATAGTCTTTGCGAACTTGATCATCAAAGATCTTGAGAGTTTCTTCTTGTTTGTCTTTCCAAATCTGATCGTAGTATTCAGTTGGAAGACCTTTATTCTTTGTTAATAACTGAAGTTTTGGTCTAGTAGGAAGACCGTCGTAGATACTAACGTGTTCTTGACGTGTGATTACATATTGTTCACCAACTTTTGCAAGTGCATTGTTGAGTGCATCAAAGTGATAATCTTTACTGTCAATCAGTACACCATCAAGATCAAAGATTACAAGTTTAGTCATCAAACGTCTCTATAAAGTTTGGGATATATTGGGTGTTTATGAACACTAATATTGTTCCTCTTAATAGCCCATCCTAACAGACATTCGGGATTTACTCTAGCCCCTTCTTCAACCATAGTTTCGAAGTCTGGGAACATACTGCAATAAGCTTTCATTGCATCGTAGTCACCCCAAGCAAAAGTATCTCCTAATGCATAGTCTTCGTGACTTTGAATATCTGTGATATGAAGTCCTTCGGGATCATAATCAGATAGGTTACCCAATGGTTCAACGAACCAGTTGTCGGTTCTGGTTCTTACGACAATATCGTATTCCCCATATTCCTGCACGTATTTATCCATCATGTCCCAGGTCTTCCACAGGCTGTAAGATTGGGAAACAATATTGTTTAATGGATGATATGCACGGGGATCTGGTACGATCGTCTCATGTTCAAAACTCTTTGCAGGTTCCCATTCAATACCCCTGATGTTATACAAACTCTCCACAAAATAGTGAAGAGTTTTATCCTCTGGTCCATTATTAGGTGTCCAGATGTGTGCAAAGACATCAATCTCATGTTCCATATTTGGTTGGAACAAGAACCTCATGTGGTTTGGAAAACACTCTCTCCAAGCCCTTGGTTGACCAGAATAAAGAATCGCAATACGTTTCTTAGGCATGATACTTACTATTGTCCTTTGCTAAGTGAACCATCTTAGGTTGGAAGTCACACGCTTCTGCAAAGACTTCTGGAAATGCAAACTCTGGACCAAGAGTATGAACTCTTTCTTTGTTTTGTGCATAGAAGGCATTGAGGTGACTCTCATCATGCCATACAGCAATTACATTATTCTTCTCATCCTTTGTAATGCGATCATGAAGTTCATCCATCATCTCAATCACATCTGGAACTCGGCCACCCCAGAGACATCCTTGCCAATAGATCGAAAAGTCATAATCCTCAGGAACTTTTGCAGTTGAAAGAGGATTGGTTTCAAACGAACCAGGTGGTTGATTGTGTGGAGGGAACTTCAGGAAGTGACATGGGTGATGAACACCAAAGAAAGACTTGGTTCCAGTGTTATCAAAGAACTCCTCTGGAGTTACCTTGTCTACCACAGCCATATCTGCATCAAGGAAGACTAACCAATCAAACTTATTAAGTTCTTTACGGGCTCTATTGATAATATCAAATCGATAGAGAGTGATGTATGGCCATTCCAGATGTTCTACTGGATATACGATGGCATTGTCTGGTACTTCTGGAACATTACCATCGGTGAAAACAAAATATTGTTTCTCCATGTCAGGAAGAAAGTTCTCTTCACAACGTTCATACCAAGATGGAAGGAAGTTGAGATACTTTCCAGTTCCAATGAATACTACAGCAACTTTTGCGGCTCTCACTCAAGTACCTCCCAATGGTCAGGATAAAGATCTTTTGTATCTAGGTGTGCGTTGTCAGGACCAAACCATTTCTTAGGTGCGATCACTTCTTTACTATCAGCCAACCATGCACCCCACCAAGAGAAAGTAGAGTTTGCGATGATATGACCAGTACAAAGAGACATCATTGCAAGGTCAGTATAGTGTGAATTACCCTCACTAATCAAGAACTTGTCATCGTCTTTAAACAAGTCTTGTTGTTTACACCACTCAGTATCATCACTGAAGATTGCGACCTGACGACCACCAAGATCAAACTTATCTAGAGCTCTTGCATACCACTCAATTCCAAGATTGTTGTGATTACCAGAGTTACGGAGGAAATCACCACGACGAATGTGAAGTGCAACTGGAGCTTTATTCAAACTGTTTACTAACCCCTTTGCAGGATCAATGACTTCTGGACGGAAAGTAAACATCTCACGAACCATATCTTTATCGTGAGAGAAATACTTTTCACTCTGGAAGAAACCTTGAAGACTCACCCAATCAGGGCACTCATTGAAGAGTTTCTCATTGAAGTGAAACGTTCCTTCAGAAACTACAGGTCTACCAGCATCAATCATCTGAATATTCAGAGGACTAACGTTCTGTAGAGTGAATGGGTTATGGATGTCAACTCTCAGTTTATTTCCAAGGTGATCAACCACAACATCATTTGTGATTGGAAACGCATAGTTGTATCCACGATTTGATGCGATTCCCCTCAAAGCCGCCACTTGGAACATCTGGTTACCCAGTTGTCCAAGTTTTCCTAATACATTAAAACCAATCATGCTTCAGCCTCTTCAAGAGAGTAATGTTGTTCCAATTGAGATCTGTTGTACTGATCTTCTACCCATGCGTATGTTCGTCGAATACCTTCCTCAAGGCTAATGGTATAGTCCCAACGTAAGCAATGACGGATCCGATCGTTCTGGCTATTACGACCGCGAACTCCCAGGGGACCATCAACATGTTTGATGACCACCTCCTTGCCTGCCGCCTTTG